CAGCGCCATGAAGTACTAGACCCTGATAGAAAAAGACCTGGTGTAGGTTAAATAAAGTGTTGACATTGAAATCTGTATCCATACAACTATGTGTATTAGGAATATTGTCAGCCTGTCAAACTATTACATATACTGCATCGTGTCGAGTGGGGGATACTGCATGTCAGAGAAACCAAAATGCCCAAACACTCGCACTCATCGGTCACAAGGAAGCTGCTACAGAACTTATGTGTAGCGATACTGCTGTTAGTAAGCTACCCGATATATGCTGAAGAAGCAACGGACGGTGATGGTAACGATATAGCTGGTGACTTCTCTAATAACTACGAAGATTCTACTGTAGAGTCTAACAATACTAGCGAAGTTACAAACTATAACGGAGCAGGGTCTTCCCCAGGGAGTAGCCCAGCAATGACTGCAATGGCTCCGACAGTAATGGGTGGGGGAGGTAATGACTCCTGTTTAATCCCTAAGAGCAGAGGTTTTCAATTAAGTATAATTGGCCTAGCTGAAGGTGAGATGCAACAGGATGACCACTGTAATCGCAGAAAGAATGCTAGATTACTAGGATTACCTCAGCAGATTGGTGGGCTAGGATTACAGGTATCGGCTATATCTATTATGTGCCAGGATGCCACGGTATTTAGGAGTATGATGTTAGCCAATACTCCATGTCCGATAAACGATTCAAAGACTGGTAGACTGCTAATGGGTAAAGCAGCTATCAACAAGTACAGAGAAAACCCTGATACATTTGTAGTAGGATATAATTTAGATAAGAAGTTTTGGGATACTCTATTAAGAGTTGGAGAGGAATACACAGATGAAGAAATCGTTGAAGATACTACTCCTAAGCAGTCCATTAGTGATCGCTTCAGGAGCAGCAAACGCAACATCGCTACCAGTAGTTCAACCAGAGCCAATAACAATGGAACTGGAGATAGTGGATCTAAACCTAACCCTGACAGGCCAGGAGAAGATTGACGCTCTGATTAGCTCACTAGGTGCTATCAAGAAAAGAGTAGAGGACGGTGCTACAATAACAGTAGGCGCTATCGGATACCAAGCACTGGGCGGTGTTGTAGAGAACGACACATTCAACGATGGACTTATTACGCAAGATGAGTTTGATTCTTATATAGAAGCGAAGGATCTTGTATCTAACCACGATTACTCCACAGCAGAGAATGCACAACAGCTATTCATGCAGGAGTACAACGCTAGTATGAATGACTTGGATGAAGCGTTGGACTTACTAACAGATGCTACTGGAGAGATCATGTCAGGCGTAGGTGTAATGGAAGCTGCTGCTGCAGCCGACACATCACCAGAGCAGGAAGCTCTACAAGGATTGCTAGGCCAGGAAGAGTACAGCATAGACCAAGCAGAAGTTGATGCGTACAACCAAGCCGTAGCACAAGTAGAAAGCTACGCTCAACAAGCTGGTGCTTTCATGGCTGCTGCTAACAACACAGATCTTACAGCCAGCATCGACAGCTACGCCACACAGAATAACTTTGTAGTCGGTAACTACACAATGATTACTTACACCCAAGCTATGGATGAGTTTGTAATCAACTGGGATGACGATGGGTTTGGCTCTGGTTGGCAGGGCTACCTAGCACCAGACTTCAAAGATGCAGAAGACTTGTATGGCGCTGGTGAGTACATAGCACAGTACGGACAGATGCCAGACTAATGGCTATGGAATTTAGTATAGGAGGCTTTAATGTCAAAGGCTGGATGGTTGCTGTGGCTTTGCCTGTTTTGTCCACAGTCTCTGGTGGCGTATACTTTGGTTACGATACTTTACACAGGTTTTACGGTGTAGAGGATGGCGTAAGTTCAGCACAAAGTAAAGCCAGCGCAAACGCAAAACAAATTTCAGAAATACAAAAAAGCTTAACTCAGTTACGCAATGACACTAATAGAGATATAACAGCAGCAAAAACATTTGCGGCAAACGAATTACAAGAAGCCGAATCAGACCTAAACGATCAAAGTGTTGCAAATCTGCAACAGTTAAACAATAAGATAACACAACTACAAAGTACAATAACAAGTAGAATACAGACAGTAGAGCAAGCGGTACTAGATAATGATGTACGTGGACTAGCCTCAAAGATGGCTCAGTTGACTACAAACATGCAACAACTACTAGAGCAACAGAAAGTTTTACTTGACTTGCGCTCACAAGTTGCTAAAGCTACTACTATCACAGATGGCATAGGTGACAAGCTAGATGTACTACAAACAGAAGTAGATGACATTTGGAAAGCCTATGATGAAATGGCAAGTAACCCACTGTAGAGGATAACATGGCTAAACCAGCAAAAGGCAAGATGTTTGCAAAGACAACTACCAACCCTAAAACAGGGCGCAAGATCAAAGTGAGCTATGGTCAAGCAGGTAAAGCAAAAGATGGTGGTAAGCGTATCAGACCTGGAACAGGTAAAGGTGATTCGTACTGTGCAAGAAGCGCTGGTCAAATGAAGAAGCACCCAAAGGCAGCAGCCAATCCTAACAGCCCACTACGTTTATCTCGTAAGAAGTGGAAGTGTGCTGGTACTAAATCGAGGAAAGCATAATGGCAACACCTAAAAACAAAGCTCTATATTCTAAAGTAAAGTCAGAAGCTAAAAGAAAGTTTAAGACATGGCCCAGCGCATATGGAAGTGCATGGTTAGTTAAGACCTACAAATCACGTGGAGGTACTTACAGTAAGGGAGGCGCAGTTGCAAAGGTCAAAGCACGTACTAGAAAGTCGTAGAGGTTATGCTGAAGGTGGACTGACTAAGTGGTTCAAAGAAGACTGGCGTGACGTAAAGACAGGCAAGAAGTGTGGACGTTCTGGTGGCAAAGACAAGAACAGACCCTATCCTGCTTGTAGACCTGCAAAGGTAGCTGGTAGAATTAGTAAAGCAGAAGCCTCAAAAAAGACTGGCCCTAGTAAAGTCAAATGGTCTGTTACAGCATCAGGTAGAAAAAGGAAAACCAATGCACGTAAAAAGAGTTAAGAAAGTAAAGAAGGGTTTGGAAAAAGCATCCAAGCTACACGCAAAGCAAGCTAAGTCATTAGGCTCTCTTCTCAAAGATAAAAAATTTACTAAGTACGGCAAAAAGAAAAAATAGGTTGAATGTAAAATCTAACTATGTTACAGTGAAAAAACTAACATAAAGGATTTTATATGCCGTATCTAACAAGCAGTATACCGTACTTTAAGGCATGGGTACGTAGAGAATACACAAAGAATATGGAAGAATACCACGGTGAGTTTTTACACGCTATGGTAATTGGCGTTACTACAATGCCAAACAGAACACTGAGCTTTCAGGTGCTATTCACAGGTTGTGAATCAGACGATGATGATGAAGCTCAAAACGTACATGGTGGTGCTATGTGGGCTAGAATGCCACTGACTGCACTAGTAGCTGATGAACCGCTGGATGAATGGCCTGAAGAGTTACCACCATATATAGCACAGCCTTGGGATTGTATGTCGCATACACATTCTGTGTACCAACTACAACGTGCAACTCCAGCGCCTTGGATAGCTAAAGTAGACGGAGAGTTCTACCCAGCCAAGTATTACTTTACTGTAGACTATACAGATAACGAAGTAGCAGATGATCCTGCACAACACAAACAATCACATGTGTTGGAGCTATTAGATGCAGGAGAGTATACAGGTAACATAGTTGCGTTACCCAATAACAGAGTGAGAGTAACTCACCCAGCATGGTTTGAGACTGGACAAGGTGCGCCAGACTTCAAGCCTAATCAACATATATACAACTCAAAAGAAAACGTAGACTATGTATGGGATACGCAACGAGTTTTCAACAATCTTTACAGCGAGGACAAAGAGCAATGATGAAGAAAAAGGGTTACGCCAAAGGAGCCATGATGAAGAAAAAAGGAATGGCTAAAGGCGGTATGAAGAAAAAGGGCATGGCTAAGGGTGGTCTTAAAATGGTTATGAAGAATGGTAAGAAAGTTCCATTCTACGCTGCTGATGGTAAAGGTAAAATGTATGGCGGTGGCATGGCTATGAAGAAGAAGGGCATGGCTAAAGGCGGTATGAAAAAGAAGGGCATGGCTAAAGGCGGCATGAAGAAGAAGAAAGGTATGGCTAAGGGTGGCCTCAAGAAAATGGCAAGAGGTGGCTTCTTAGCTCCTGCTGCTAGGCCACTAAAGATGCGTAAAAAGGGCGCAGCTAAAGGTGGAGCAAGAGGCGGTAAAAAATAAATGGCAAGAGAATACAATACAGTAACAAAAGGACTAACAGTAACTGCCACTTCTGGCGGTGCTAGTGGTAATGTATTGTATACAGTTCCTCCTGCATTTGATGCTGAAATAAATCTTTTACAAGTAATTAATGGTGCTGGTTCTAGTAAAACTATGACCATACAATGGTATCACGCAATTAGTCAGGGTTATAGTAACGTAATAAATACTAAAACAATACCAGCTAATGACGTGTACAAAGTAATAGATGGAGATGTATTACATTTACATGCTGGCGATAAGTTAGTTTGTCACGATGCTTCTAGCGGAGGCTGTCAAGTTCTAGTTTCCGCTAAAGAGTTTTTTAACTTAACAAGATAAATAAAGATATATTATGGCTAGACAATTAACTGAAAGACAACAAAGATTCTTAGACGTATTATTTGATGACGCTGGAGGGGATGTTGTACAAGCTAAAAAATTAGCTGGATATGGTGACAACTCCAGCACAACTGCTATAGTGGAGGCATTAAAAGATGAAATCGCTGAAAAAACTAGGACTTACTTTGCTAGGACTGCCCCGAAAGCTGCTGTCTCGCTTATGGGCGCTTTGCAAGATCCCACTCAGTTGGGTATCAAAGAAAAAATGATAGCTGCCAA